AAGCGCCCGACACCATGTTCAAGTGCGGCCTGATCGGCTTCGTCTACCTCAAGGACTACCTCGGCGGATCGCTGCTCTGCCAGTTGCCGTCAGGCCGATTCCTGACCTACCGCCGCATCAAGTGGGAAATGGTCGAGATCGTCGACGAGGACACCGGCGAGGTCGAGGGCTATCGCCGCGAGCTGATGTTTTCCCGCGACATGGGCCGCATGAAGCTGTGGCCCGGGCTGTTCGCCGAGAACGTCACGCAGGCGGCCGCCGCCGACATCCTGCGCGGCACCCTGGTGCGGCTGGAGGCGCTGCACGCCACCGCCGGCTGGATGCCGACGCGGCTGCATACGCACGATGAAATCCTGACGCACACGGCTGAGAAGGACGCCGAACGCGCAGCTGCGATCTTGCGGAAAACGATGGAGAAGGGGTTCGCATGGACGAAGGGTTTGCCCATCGCGGCAGAGACGACAATCGGGCGGTTCTATTCGAAGAACAAGACATCATGGGGTCTGTGAAGTTGACCATCCGGCCGGTCACGCTGAAGCAGGCCTGCGCCTTCGTCGAGACGCTGCACCGCCACAACAAGCCGCCGAGGGGCCACAAGTTCTCCATCGGCGTCGACGCCGGCGACGTGCTGGTCGGCGTCGTCATGGCGGGCCGCCCGATTGCGCGGGCCTACGACGACGGCCTGACGCTGGAAGTGACGCGGAGCTGCACCGATGGCACCCCGAACGTCAATTCGATGCTCTACGGGGCCGCATGGCGCTGTGGCAAGGCAATGGGCTACCGCCGCTGCATCACCTACACGCAAGGCCGCGAGCTGGGCGTCAGCCTGCGCGCCGCCGGCTGGCGGCGGGTCAAGGACATCCCGGCTCGCGGCTCATGGGCCGACCACACCAAAGACCCGCGCCTGGTGGCGATGCGCGACGCCAAGGGCAACGGCGGCGTCGACCGGGTCTTGTGGGAAATAGACCGCTAGTTCATAGTTACAAAATGCGGGCGCGTGAAAAAATTTTAGGAGACAAAACCAATGCTGGAGCGTGAATTTTGGCACAAGAGCATCACCGAGAAGCGCGTGCTCGACGCCACGGCGCGACGCATGAAGAGCCTCGACGATCCCGGCTTCTGCCTCGCCTGCGGAGCCGAGGCGCACGGCGTCGAGCCTGACGCCCGCGACTACACATGCGAGAGCTGCGGTCAGCCCGGCGTCTACGGCACCGAAGAACTGATCCTCGCGCTATGAGCACCGAGAAGCTGCTCGACGCCGCGCTTGCACTCGCCGACGCGGTGTCGTTCGACATGCACGGCGCGATAATGGGCGGCAAGCTGGTCGGCGGCAACGGCGGGCTGATCTCCGACAAGACGCTGCGCGCCGCCGACGCCCTGCGGCGGGCCATCGACGCCGAGCGCAAGAAGCAATGAAACGAATCATCATCGAATCAGGAACAGGACACAGGAACATGAGACCGCGCACCGACATGAGAGGCTACCAGAACCGGGTTGCCGACCACCTCTACGAAAGCTACGAGTCCTTCGCCGTGCTCAAGATGGGCGCGGGCAAGACGGTGTCGTCGCTGACCGCCGTCGTCGACCTCCTCGCCGACAAGCAGATCAGGCATGCCCTGGTGATCGCGCCGAAGCGCGTCGCCACCTCGGTGTGGCCCGACGAGATCAAGCTGTGGGCGCACACCAACCATCTGAAGTACGCCGTGCTCGACGGCACCGCGCAGCACCGGGGGCTGGTGCTCGCCACCGCCGACCGCCGCGACATCACCATCATCGGCATCGACAACACGCAGTGGCTGGTCGACCAGATCGCCCGCCTGCCTGACGGCCACCCGATCTGGGACTGCCTGATCATCGACGAGACAAGCAAGTTCAAAGACCCCAAGAGCAAACGCGCCAAGTCGCTCGCCACTATAGCTGGCCGCTTCAAGTCTCGCTGGGGCCTGACCGGGACGCCGACGCCCAACAGCCTGCTTGATCTGTTCACGCCGGCCAAGATCATCAGCAACGGCCGCCTGTGGGGCAAGTCATTCTACAAGTGGCAGTCGCAGCACTTCTACCCGGTCGACCGCAACGCCTACCAGTGGAAGGTGCTGCCCGGCCACGACGCCGGCCTCATGGCCGACATCGCTTCGATGTCGATCACGCTGGCCGAGGGTGACATGCCCGATCTGCCGCCGATCTCGGTGCTGGTCGACGAGGTCGTGCTGCCCGACGTAGCCCGGCACTACTACCGGACGATGGAGTCGAAGCTGTTCGCCAAGCTCGACATGACCGACATCGTCGCCGCCAGCCGCGCCGTGGCCACCGGCAAGCTCGCGCAGATCGCCAATGGATTCGTCTACGACGAGGGCGGCGCGTCGAACGTGCAGTGGCTGCACGACGCCAAGAAGGATTGGCTGGAGAGCATGCTCGACCAGCTCGACGGCGAGCCTGCGCTGGTCGTCTACGAGTACAAGGAAGACCTCGAAATGATCCGGCGCGTAGCTGGTCGCGACATCTGCTATCTGGGGGCAGGGGTGTCCGACAAGGCGGCGGACGAGGCGATCAGGGAATGGAACGCCGGCAGCCTGTCTGTCTTCGCGATCCACCCGGCGTCGGGCGGCCACGGCCTCAATCTGCAGAGCGGCGGGTCAAGGATGTTGTGGCTGGCACCGACGTGGTCGGCGGAACTGTGGGACCAGATGCTGGCCCGCCTTCACCGCCCCGGTCAGGCCGAACACGTCATGGTGCATGTGTGCTCGGCTGCCGGGACGGTGGATGATCTCAAGCGTCTGCGGGTTCTGGAGAAGCTTTCGAAGCAGCAGGCTTTCGAGAAGTACCTGTCGCTTTCGGCTGCCGCTTGAGCTTGGGCCGAAGCGAGATCGGCAGCAGTTGCCTGATGTCGATCTCGCCCTTGCTGTAGTCGACGAGCTTCAGTGCGCTGACCAGCGTCGGGTTGACCTGGCCGGCGCGGACGCGGGTGATGTAGGGGCGGGTGAAGCCAAGCTTGTCGGCGAGCTTCTGGTCGGTGAGTTTCTGGTTGGTCATCCAGGTCTGCAAGTCCATTGTGTCTGGTTCCTTTTCGGTTGCAGTGAAGTGGTGCCTATGTATATGACTGTTACTAGACACGTCAACAAGAGGGGTTGGGACTAATGACACGCGACGAGTACATCGACATGCGGAAGGCCGAAGCTTGGCGGCGCGCCAAGGCGGCGCTGACCGAGGTCTGGGAGTGGGACGGCCAGCGCACCGGCACCAGCCGCAGCTCCGAGGTGTTGCGCTACGAAGAGGTCAAGGAGCGCGTCGACACCTTCATCCGCGAGTTCGAAGACGACGGGATGGGTGAGTGATGGGCAAGCGCAGCAACTATAACACGCGCATGAACAGCACCTACGACACGCCGGCGAGCGCGGTCGCGCCGCTGCTGCCGCACCTCTCGCCGGGCCGCAAGTATGTCGAGCCGTGCGCCGGTCGCGGCGAGCTGATGAAGCACCTGTCGGCAGCGGGCCACGCTTGCGTCTGGGCCGCCGACATCGCGCCGCGCCGCGAGGACATCCGCAAGCACGACATGCTGACGCTGGTCGGCCTCGGCTGCACACAGGTCGGTGCCGACATGATCATCACCAACCCGCCGTGGGACCGCGAGCTGCTGCACCCGTTCCTGACGCGGCTGCGGGTGAATGTCGGGCTGCCGGCGTGGCTGCTGTTCGACGCCGGCTGGATGTTCACCGCGCAGGCCGCGCCCTTCCTGCCCTACGTCTCGCGCATCGTCACGGTCGGCCGCGTCAAGTGGATCGACGACACCAAGCACCAGAGCATGGACGACTGTGCGTGGTATCTGTTCCGGCCGACCGTCCAAGTGGCAACACTGTTCTTCGGCAAGCCCGCAAAGGAGATCAAGCATGGCATCAAAGAAGCCCGTCGACCTGTCGCCGGAAACGATCAAGGACACCGCGATGGAGGCGCTCTACTCGGTCGCCAGCGACGGCCTCGCGCCGTCAGCGGCGCGGGCGGCGGCGGCGCGCACGATGCTTGAGGTGATCGGTGCCATCGGCCGCAACCAAGACCTCAGTCGCGGCCTCGGCGATCCCAACCCGGCCGAGATGACGACCGGCGAAATCTCCGACGAGATTTTGCGGCTGTCGAAGAAGCTGCCGAAGCCCCGCATCAAGAAGGTGATCTGATGGGTGTCGTCGACGACCTTTCCTACGACCATCAGCAGGCCATCATGGCCATGCTGCCGCAGTTGCTGATCGTGCTGGTCAACCGACTCGGCAGCGACATCACCGTGCCGGTCGCCGAGATCGACGGCACCGGAAAGTTCAATCTGGCGATGGCGGTCGATCCTGAGACACGGTCCTTCCACTTTGTCGTTCGCAAGAAGGGGGAGCCGGCGTGAGCAGCGATCCGAACCGCATCACCGTGTTCGACAAGCTGGTCAGCCTCGCGGTGTGGGCGCGGGACCGCCGCTACTTCAAGGCCAGCGACGCCGCCCGCCACATCGGCTGCTCGCAGCGCACCATCTACCGCTACCTCGACACGCTGATGGCGATTGACGAGCGGTTGTCGGGCGAGGCCGGCGTCGGTTACTACTACCGCATCAGGAGGCCTGCCGATGCCGACAGCATTCGATCTGTTCATCATCCGAAACAGGAGAACGAAGATGGCCGACTACAACCGCAATCTGCTGCGTGAGATCGCAGCCAGCAACGACACCGGCATCGCCGAGGACAGCCTCGCCGGCGTCACCCGCGTGCAGCTCGTCGCCGCCGAGATCGAGAAGCACAAGGAGCTGATCGACACCTCGACCGGCACGCCCGCCAGCCCGGAGGACACGCCGATGGTGCGTCGCCTCGACGCGCTCAACGCGACACTGCGCGACCTCGTCGACGCCCAGCCGGGACACCCGTGATGATAGAGATCACCGACCGCTACGAGGCTTTGGGAATGCCCGCGCCAGACCTCGAAACCATGTGCGAGGACCAGTGCGAAGGCACCGGCTGGGTGCCTATCGGCAAGGATGACATGGAGGAGCCGTGGCGCGGCCTGTGGGTCGCTGCCGAAGCTGTCGAGCCGACCCTCGACGGCACACACTTCGTCAAATGCCCGGCGTGCAGTGGCACCGGGAAGAAGTTGAGTACCTAGTTACAAACTGCCGGAAACTGAAAAAATTTTTAGGAGAAAAAACATGCCCGGACTAGAAGCCGCACTCGCCGCCGAGACTGAAGCCAACATCGCCAAGGTGCTGGAGGGCATGCCGCCTCCCGGCCCGCCGGCTCCGACGCCGGCCGGGGCCGCCGCGCTTCGCACGGTGCCGAAGCCGACGCCGACGCTGTCGGACATGTGGGCGACCAAGGAGCGCGTCGAGCATGAGCTACGCGCCAGGATACGACGCGAGAAGGCGGCCATCGCGGCGGCCTACGACCGCGACGTGCTCGACCTCAACACCGACTACGACCGCCGCATCGACGAGGCGATCACCAAGTTCGAAGCGCAGCGCCGCACCGATCTGCAGACGCTCGCCGACACCACAGCGGAGAAGCTGCGCGAGCACGACAAGCTTGCACAGCGGATGGGCTGATGCCTCCCGCACCAAAGTGGCGGGTGCCGCTGAAGCGCAGCCCCCGGTCGACGGGCGAACCCGCCCGCCTCGTCGGCAAGCGGTTCAACATCCAGAACGCCGCCCGCTGCGAGGCACCCACCAAGAAGTACAACGGCAGGAAGTGCAACGGCATCGCGCTGAAAGGCACCAACCGCTGCCGCTACCACGGCGGCTACGCGCTGGCCAAGGCGGCCGCCATCGCCCGCTACGGCGACAAGGTCATCGTGCCGGGCAACCCGCGCAAGAAGGCGTGGGTCAAGCTGGCGACGACGACGCCGTGGCCGGAGGGCCTGCCACAGCGGCCCGATCTGCTGAAGCTCGGCGTCGTCGCTCGCGGCCGGCTGTTCGAAGCGTGGTTCAACCGGCTCACGTCGCCTGAGATTTATCGTTTCGAGATCACCCGCGAGCGCAGGGAAAGAACATGAAAGTATTCATCGGCATGGAGACATCCGGCGCGCTGCGCCGGGTGTTCCAGAAGCGCGGTCACGACGTGATCTCCTGTGACACGCTGCCGGCCGAGGACGGCTCGGCCAACCACATCCGGGGCGACGTGTTCGACACGCTCGACAAGCTGAAGCGCAAGCGGGTGCCGTGGGTGCCTGACCTCGCCATCTTCCACCCGACCTGTACCTACCTGACGATCTCGGCCGAGTGGGCCTACGGCGACGGACCCTACCACCAGAAGGTGAAGCCCGGCACACTGGTCGGCGAGGTCCGCCGGCTGGCCCGCGAGAAGGCGCTGATCGACTTCCGCCGACTGCTCGACCTCGGCGTCGAAAAGATCGCCATAGAGAACCCCATCGGCGCGGCCTCGACGCGGATCAGGAAGCCCGACCAGATCGTGCAGCCGTGGTGGTTCGGCGACGACGCCAGCAAGGCGACGTGTCTGTGGCTGAAGGGCCTGCCGCTGCTGAAGGCGACCAAGTTTGTCGAGCCGCGCATGGTCAATGGCTGGCCGCGCTGGGCCAACCAGACCGACAGCGGGCAGAACCGGCTGTCGCCGTCGCCTGACCGCTGGAAGGAACGTTCGCGCACCTACCCCGGCCTCGCCGCAGCCATCGGGGATCAATGGGGCTGACTACTTCTTCGGCTTGGCCTTGGCCTTGGCTATGGTCTTGGACTTGGCCAGCTTCTTCTTGAGCGGCTTGGGCGCGACCGGCTTGCGCGGGTTGGCGATCTCCGCGTCGGGCGCATCGGCCTCCGGCTCCGGCTCGTCGGGCAGCTCCTCGTCTTCCTCGTCCTCCAGCCCGTCGACGTAGGCGTAGGCCTGCTCCTTCTTGTGGAAGTTGACTGCCTCGTCGCCCTCGATCTGGACGGTGACGCGGCCGTTGCCCTGGTGGCGGATCGTCGCGCCCTTGTAGATTTCCTCACTCATGTTGGCCTCCTTAGCCGTACTGTCGCCGCCGGATCGGCTGACCCTTCTGGTCAAGATTCAACGTCTCGCCCATGCCGATGTCGCCAACCTTGAACAGGTTGGCGAGGCCGCCGCTGTCCGCGCCGAACTCGCCGCCGATAGCCGGCAGCGGGGCGGGCTGCGCCGGGGCCTGCGCGCTCTCGAAATCGGGCGGCTTGGGCAGGGTGCCTTCCGGGTAGTCGGTCGTGCCGATGCCGCTCTGCGAGGGGCGCACGGCGCTGGCCAGGCCGCTGCCGATGCTCGCCCACGGGTTGGTGGTGTCGACCGGGCCGGTCGGCGGTGCCGTCAGCAGCGGCGGCACGATGGCTATCGCCGGCGTCGGCGGGGTGTAGAGCTGCGGGCCGGGATCGCTGCCCGCACCGCCGCCCGCCGCCTCCACGGGGCCGCTGACACGCGGCGTACCCTTGATGCCGTCGAACTCGCCGACGCCGGAGGCGGCCGCGCCCATCCACGATCCCCAGCCATGCTGCGCCGCGTAGTCGAGGGCGAAGTCCGCCTGCTGCATCCATGTGTTGGGATCGCTGGCGTGCAGGCCGGTCTTGGCGGTGAACTCATCGCCGAGGCCGGCGTTCGGCATCGACGGGTTGATGCCTGCGTAGTGGAGCTGCCAATCGCCGAAGGAAGACCCACCGTCGCCTATGCCGTCCGCGCTGTTCAGCCCCTCGCCGCCGGCCACCCGGAGCGCGTACTCAGGATCGATGCCGCGCTTGGCGGCGGCCTGCCGGTAGTAGGCTATGCGCTCTTCTCTGGTCGGCATCAGGCGCTCCTGCGGCGCGGCGTCAGTCGCTTGGCCTGCCCGGCGACGCGCTCGGACGACCGCTTGGCGGCGCTGCCGACCTCCTTGACCTGGAAAAGCCCCGCCAGACTGTCAGGCGAGGCCGTGGGACGCGGTCTGGGCATCGGGCCGCCCATCGGCCCCGCCGGCGGCAACAACGCGCTGGCGGTCTCCAGAGGCGGAATGCGGGGGTCGCTGTCGGCCGACGCCGACAGCGAACCCCCGGCACTCCTTTCACCAGTGAGAGACCCGCCACGCCGTTGGGCCACATCATTGGTGAAATTCTTCCACGGGTCGTTCTGGCCGATCTGCAGGGCGGCCAGACGCGGGTCGACGGCGGCGGCCAGCGTCGTGCCAAGCGCCGGCGCACCGCCGCCCCCACCGGCAGGGACGTTTCCGGCGAGCTGGATGTGCCACGGTTCGTAGTCCATCGGGAACTCGAGGCCGAACTGCGCGGCGTTGCCGTGGACCCACGCCTTGGTCGCCGGGCTGACGCCACCCTCGCCGACGCCGAAGCCGGCGAGATCGGCGGCGGTGCCGTGGTTGTGCCGCGACTTGCCGGGTGCCGCCACCGTGTGGCCGGTCTTGTCGGACTTGTCCCACAGCGCCTGCTGCACGGCCGGCGAGCGGTAGGCCGAGGTCAGCCCCAGCTCGCGCTGCACCTCCGGCGGCGCAGCTGCGTAGAGCTGCGTCATCGCCTGCATGAAAGCCGGGTTCAGCCCGGTGATGGCGTCGGGCCGCGCTGCGCCGCCGACCAGCCGGTAGGGGATGCCCGCCATCAGCGCCGCTCCTCGCTCGTCTGCATCGTCGCGCCGGTCTCACCGATGGCTTTCTTGGTGTCCTTGACGAGGCCTTTCGGCTTGCCGACGACCACCCTGTCCATGCCTTGGATGCCGAGCTTGGCGGCCAGCGCCGCGAGCGCCGTCTGCGGGCTGACGGTGCCGGTGACGGCGGCCAGCCCGCCGCCTTTGGTCAACGGTATCTTCTTGGCCAGTGTGCCGACCGGCGACCCCTTGGTGACGCGCAGCGCACCCGACAGCAGCGGCGCGAGCGCCTCGCCGGTCTGCTCCCACTTGTGGGTGTCCTCGTTGCCGGTCAGCTTGTCGGCGAACTCGCCGGCCACGCCGCCGCCCTTGGTCAGCGCCGGGACGCCGACCGTGGCGGCGAGGATGCCGGCCGGGCCGGCGAGCGCCAGCGGCGCTGCACCGCCGGTGATCTGGCCGGTCTCGCGGACGCCCTCCCAGCCGGGGCGCGGCGCGTCGAACTCCGGCTCGTCCATCCACGGCTGGTAGCGGTCCTCCTCGGCCAGCCCCTGGCCGGAGCCGAAGTGCAGATCGAACAGGTTGCGCGCCGAGTTGCCGATGTTCGGCACGATGTTGGCCAAGCCTACGGCACCCTCGGCGAGGCCCGTGCCGTACTCGTCGACGGCGGCGAACTCGTCGCCTTCCGGCACCCAGCTCTGGAGGTAGTCACGCGCCTTGTCGACCAGCACGTTGTGGCCATCACCCTCGACCGGCACCGGGCTGACGCCGTCGTCGAGCGGCGACACAGCCACGCCGGAGCCGGCGCGTATCTGGTCGGCGATGCGCTTGGCTTCCGCCGCGTCGCCGGCGGCATCGGCGGCGCGGAGCTGTTCGAACAGTGCTGCCTCGTCCATCTCGCGCCCCTATTGGTACTTGTCGAGCAGCGACTGATCGCCGGGTGACCGTGTGCTGACCGCTGTCGGCGTCAGGCCGGGCCGCGTGCCGGCGATCCGCAGCCGCTCTTCGATGTTGGCGTTGACGTAGGCATCGACCTGATCCAGCACACTCCTGTCGGTGGCCTGCGGCAGGAACCCGGCAAGCTGCGCTTCGACGGCCAGCTCGCGCCTGACCGCCTTCATGGCGACCACGTCTGGCGGGTCGTCGCTGAGCGGGATGTAGCGTTCCAGAATGGTTCCCATGTCCTCGGTGCGGGTGGCCGCGCCCGATTCGTCGCGCAGGATCGGAGCCGCGAACGCCGTCGCCGCGCCCCAGTACCGCTTCAGGCCGGGGTTGTTGGTGCGGGCGATGTAGTTGGGCAGGGCGTTGAGGAACGTGCCGATGCGCGACGCGCCGGCCGCGCCACCGGAGACGGTCGGGTCGGACGCCGTCACGCTGAGCATCGACGGCATGTCGGCCTGCTGCAACGTCCTGATCTCTTTGTCGGCGGCCTTGGTCGACATGTAATAGTTCTGCTTGTCGGCGGCCGCCTCGGTCAGCGCCTTCTCCTCCGGCCCGCCGAGCTGGGTCCGCCGGGTGCCGTCAGGCAGTACCTCGACCTCACCCTCGACGACGGTGCCGCCGCCGGCCGAGGTAGCCGGGGCCGCCGCAGTGCCTCCTGCGGCCGCAGGAGAGGCCGCTGGTGCGCCTTGGCCGCCCGCCGGGGCTGCGGAGCCGGCGGATGGCACCGGCCCGCCTGCGAGCCACGCCCTGACGGCGGCGGGGCTAGGCAAGTTCGGGTCGAGGGCCGGCGGCTTCTCGTCGCGGTACTTCCGGTTGGTCTGGGGGTCGACCCACTCCGATATCGTCGGCCGCGACTCCTGCGCGTAGACGTGGGCGTAGGCGTCGACGACGCTCGGCGGCGGGCGTTCGCCGCGCCGGATGTAGTCCTGCATTCTGATGAAGGTGTTGGCGACAAAGGCGGGATCGCCGGTGCCGCTGGCACTGCCGGGCAGCGCCGTCGCCTCGCCGGTGCCGCCGGCGACAGTGGCTTCGGCAAGCGCGCCGCCGCCCTGCCGCAGCGACGCGGCGTTCTCGGTGAATTTCTGGTCGACGCCGAACTTCGGATTGTAGGTCGCGCCGACCGTGCCGGCCCAACGCTGCGCCGCCTGCACGGCCTGCTCCGGGGTGCCGGCGGTGAGGAAGATGTACTTCATCATGGCGCTGATCGCGGCGCGCTCGACCGGCCCCTGCCTGGTCTGCACAGTGGTCGCGGTATCGCCCTTGCCGCCATCGACGCCGGCGACTGCCGCGCTGATGTTGTCGGCGGCCGCGTCGACAGGCGACGCCGCAGCCGACGAGGTGGCCGCAGCATCGCCCGCGCTCGCTGCGGCGGGAGGGGCCGCCGGAGGAGCTGGAGGAGGCGGTGCCGGGCGCGGCGGTACAAGCTCCGGCGGCAGGCCGCCGAGCACTTCCTGGCCGGGACCGACGCCGGCCTCCTCGCCGATGGGCAGAGGCATCACGTCGTCGAGCGGATTGACGATGGGCTTCGGGCCGGGCAGGCCGGTCGGCGGTGGCGTGTCGGGGCGGCCGGCGACGGTGGGACGTGGCGGCGCGACACCCGGAGGCGTCGCCTGCAATGGCGGCGGCGGCACGCCGGGAGGCTGGCTGCTGTAGTTCGGGGTGTCCTTCGGCACGCCCTCCCGCATGATGCTGTCGAGGATCGAGGTCGCCGGCGTCCCGGCCGGCGAGGTGGTCATCGGCGTCGCGGCGGTGGCGTCCATGTCGACCGGCACCGGGCTGACGCCGTCGTCGAGCGGCATGCCGAGCTTGGCCAGCACGTCGCCGATGCCGATGAACTGGTCAGGCGTGGCCACCGTTGCCCCTGGAGGCAATCCGGTGCCGCCGAGGTCGCGAGGCAGCCCCCGGAGCGCCGGCGGCATGGGCGGCTCGTTCCCGGCCAGCGGAGCGGGTCCGCCGCCGATGCCGAGCATGTCCATGACGCGCTTGCCGATGGCGGCTATCGCGCCGGGATCGGATGGCAGGCTTCCGGGCTGCTGCCCGGGTATCTCCGGCCGGCCCGCGACCACGGGGGGCGGCGGCGGGTTGAGCTGCGGCGACTGACCGCCGAGCGCCGGCGGCATCGCCGGCTGATTCATCTCCAGCGGCAGGCCGGGTATGGCCGGCGGCATCGGCGGCTGGTTCAGCTCCAGCGGCAGGCCGGGGATCGCCGGCGGCATCGTCGGAGCCGGGCCGGTGTTGAGGATGTCCTGCATGGCGGGCGAACCCATGCGGGTGCGGCCGTCGAGCGACGGCGCGGGGCCGGTCGGCATGCCCGGCATCGGCGGCAGCGGCGGTGCCACCAGCTCCGGCGGCGTCGCGGCGAGTGCTGCCTGCGTCGCCGGGTTGCCCGGCTGCGAGATCAAGGGGGCGGGCAGGCCGGCGAGGCCGGGCTGCGCCGGCATGGCCGGGCGGAAGTCCGGGCCGGGCGCGGTGGCGTCGAGCGCGATCTGCGGCGGCAGGCCGTTGATGGTCGGCGGCATCGGCACGTTCGGCTGCGGCAGCAGCTCCTGCGGCACGCCGGCGAGGCGCGGATCGGCGACGATCTCGGGCATCTCGTAGGGGAGGTTTGAACTGACCGGGCCTTCGGGACGTGCGCCGCCGAAGACTGCAGCCAGCGCCGCTGCCGGATCGGCGGGTGCGGCGGGCGCGGCGGGTGCAGTAGTGCCGCCGCCGCCGGCGACGGTCTCGTCGCCAACCACCACCGGCGGTTCGCTGCCGTTCATGAAGGCTTCCAACTGGCTCGCCTGCTCGGCGGCGTCGTAGGCGGCCAGCCGGTTGGCGTGGGCGTACTTGTTCTTCATCGACTGTTCGATGGTCTGCTGGGTCAGCAGCGAGGCCGCCTCGCGGAGCTGGCGGCGCTGCATCTCGTCGGTGGCGAGCGACGACTTCAGCTTGGCGACGGCGATGGCGTCGTCGACGCCGCTCGTCATCGCCTTGCTGAACATCTCGGCGATGCCGAGACCGGAGTTGTCGCGATTGATCTTGAGGCCGATGGTCGCCACGGGGTCTCTCCTAGAACAGGCCTGCGCCGAAACCCTTCGGCACTGGCAGCGACGGGCCTATGAACGAACTCACCGGCGCGGCCGGGAACATGGTCGATGTCGCGCCCTTGCCGAGCGCGCCGGAGAACATCTTGCCAAGACCGCCGCCGGCCGCGCCGCCGCCGATCTGGCCGAGCGCCGGGCCGAGGAACGACGCCGCGATGTCGGCAATCGGATTGGAGTAGCTGATCTGCTGCGGGTCGATGGCCTGCTCGGCCGAGTAGGCTCCGAGCGAGCCTTTGCGGTAGGCGTTCTGCTCGTCGATCTTGCGGCCCGATTCCTGAAGGTTGAGCGGGTTGACGGTGCCGAGGCCGCCCCAGCTATCGCCGAACGAGTTGGCGGTGGCGAGCGCGCCGATCCGCTGCTTGGCCGACTTGGCGGCGTTGGACAGCTTCTGGGCGAGGTCGGACTGAAACACCTCGCCGCCGCCGGCGCTGCCAGACAGCGCCTTGTCGGCGACCGAGGTCGTCGCCGCCGGGTCGGCCGAGGCCTGCGTCTGCCCCTGCCCCTCCATCTCTGCGGCGAGCCGGGCGGCCTCCTCGGCCTGTAGGTTCTTCTGGCTGTCGGCGGACACCTTCTCCAGCCCGATCTCGCGGGCCTCCTCGGCGGTCTTCCGCATGCCCTCCTGGCGCACGTTCTCCATCTGGCGCGCTTTTTCCTGCTGCTGCGCCCACTCGTTGTAGGCCGCCTCCTGCTTCTTCTGCGCGTTCATCTGGCCAATCGAGCTGGCCGCCGTGCCGGCGACGCCGATGGCGAGCATTCCGAGGGTGAGTGGATCGCACATTAGTTTGATACCCATGAGCCAGCGTTGTTGGACGCTTTCTGGATTTCATTGATGGTCTTCTGGTTCTTGTAGCCGGTCATCGCGTTCGCGCCGCCGACCAGCGCGACTTTGAATATCTCGCCGAGCGGCGTCATCTTCGGCTGGTCGAGCGAGATGTTCTTGACCGCCGCCAGCGCCTGATTGACGCCGATGGTCGGGTCTTCCGTCGCGTAGACCTGGTTCTCGGCCATCGTGCGCTCGTTGGCGACGCGGGTGCGGAGATCGGCAGCGCCGGCGTCGGCCTCCGAATAGACGTTGGCGGTGTTCAGCGTGTTCTGCTTGGCGAGGTCGGCGACGGCGCTGTTGGCGGCCGACGAGCGGCCGGTGCCGGCGCGGGCGAGCCGGTAGGTCAGCTCGTCCTTCGCCTCGCCGTACTTGTCGGCGACCTGTGGCGCGTAATAGTCGATCATGCCCTGCTTGAAGGTGTTGTAGAAATCGTCGTTGAAGCCGCCGGAAACCTGGCCGGTGTCGACGGTCTCTTCGAAGGGGAGCGCGTCGCCGGGCTTGTAGACCTTGCCGTCCGGTCCCTTGATGCCGTAGGTGCCGGGAAGGTAGTTGCCGCTGCCCTGCACGGTCGTCACCCCGCTCGGCCGCTGCTCCCGCGTGTAGCCGCCGCCGACGTTGTTCTGCCTGTACACCTCTTGGGTGCCGCTGCCGCTAGGCTTGGTGAGCTGGACGTAGGAGTAGCCCTCCGGCAGGCCGCTGACCTGTCCCGACTTGGTCGAGCCGACGTTCTGGAACATCGCCTTCAGCGAATCGGTGAGGCCGGTCAGGTCAAACGGCGTGCTATTGCCGCGAAACTTGGAGCCGAGCGCGTTCGCGCCGTTCTGCAACTGGCTGAGAAGCGCCGATGTCGGAGCGTCGAACTTTGACCAATCGAAGTTGCTCTTCTTCGTCTCCATGACCGGGCCGCCTTCGAAGGCGGTGGTGATCTTGCCCATCGCCTCCTTGATGCGCTTCTGCCGTGCCGCCTCCTTCTCACGCGCCTCCTTTGCCTGCTTCTTCTGAAGCTTGAGCATTTTCTCGCCGCTGTCGTCGCCGCCACCGAAGCACATGATCAGAGTTCCTTTCCGAGTAGGCGTGAGTGCGGCGTCTCGCGGAAGCCGAACCTGTCGAAGATGTTGCGGCTGCCTGCGATGCCGGAGTTGACGAAGACCTGAAACAGCGCCGCACCGTCGTCGCGGGCCATCTCTATCGCGAGCGTCAAAAGCGTGCGGCCGGCGGCCGACCGGCGGTGGTCCCTGCGGACGTAGAACTTGTCCATCTGGGCGATGGGCCGGTCGGTATAATTGTGCATCAGCCGGTAGGCGATTGCGCCGACAACCAGGCCGGTGCGCTTGTCTATGGCGACGACGTGCGGCACGCTGCCGGCCTCGGTGACGCCGAGCAGCCAGCGATGCATGCGGCCGATGTCGAAGGTCAGCCCGAACGACGGCAGATCGCTCTCATGGAAAAATTCGCGGAACAGCTCGGCCAGCTCGGCGACATCGTCGACGGTGGCGAGGCGGTAGCTGTGGCGGGCGATCTGCGCCTGCCGGTGGTCAGTGAAGGGTGCGTTCATCAGGGAACGGCTCGTAGTCACGCTGATAGCAGATCAGCGGGGTGCCAAGCTCCCCAGGGGTGGCTCTGGGGGCGAACCCCAGATGCGCGAGCCATTTGCGAGACGGCGTGTTGTCCTTGTGGACGTAGCAGACCGCTCGGTTGACACCGAGGCGGCGCAGCCTCGGGATCATCTCTCTTACCAGAAATTTGGTGACCGTGTGAATGGCCCTCGGGCCGTCCTTGGTCTTGAAGCCCCAGACGTGCGCGGTGCGGCTGTCGACCGGGTACGCGCCGAAGGCAAAGATCGGCCGGGCAGCGGCGTCGAGCGCGACGTGGTGCAGCGTCGAGGCGTAGGCGTCCAGAGCAAGGCCCTCATAGTCGTCGGGATCGCGTGTCACCGACAGCTCCTGCCGGTCCAGATCGCACATCCACGACGCCACATAGGCGAGGTCGTCGAGGGTGGCGGTGGCGACGCGGATCATTGCTCGTCATCCACCAGTTGGTAGTGGATCGCGATGTTGCTGATCGAAGCGTGGTTGGCGTCGGTGTTCTTGAAGCGCAGCGAGATGTGGCTGGCGTAACCGGACAGCTCGGCGCGGCCGCCGTTCCACGTCGGCGCGCTGAAGGTGCCGACCAGCTCCTCGGCCTCGGGGTCGGACGGGTTGTAGTTGACGTAGACCTCCCACGTCCCGGCTATCGACATGTCGAGAGCTTCGAAAATCTTGTTGTGGCCGGGCTTCTTGCCGTTCAGGTACGGCAGGCGGACCTCGACGCCGCAGGCGTCACGCTGGTTGCCGTTGACGCCGCCATAGACGTACAGCTCGTCGCCGCTGCGCGCATAGATGCGGCCGCCGCAGGCAACGGCGTGGTCGATGGTGAAGCCCGGCGTGTGCTCCGACCACGCGGTGATCTCGGGGCCGGGGAAATAGCTCAGCGAATAGAGCTTGTTCGGAAACACCATCCAGAAGCGGCCGACCAGCGGCTCCAGAAGCGCGATGCCCTTGTCGAGTTCGGCGGCGGGGATCGGCGTGATGGCGGGGTTCTCGCCGTTGATGACGGCATCGATCGGCGAGCCGATATCCGACACCGCGGCGCTGTTTGAACTGTCCCTTGCACGCAGCGAGCGTACCCCCGATTGGTCGAGGTAGAGCACGTCGCCGGAGCCGTACTGCGAGGTCGAGCGCGGTGCCGTGGTGCCGGTGCCGCGCAGGAGTTGCACATAGGCGTTCTGCAGCGGGTCGGGGTCGACCGCCCAGAGCTGCACGGCCTCCGAGCTGAAGATCGCCAGCTTGTCGTAGTAGACCTCAAGTGACGTGAGGAATTCCGAATCGCTGTCCTGCAGCGACAGGTTGATGAAGCCAGCCCCGGTGCGCGCCGTGTCGGCGCTGTGGACGACGGTGGCGATGCCGCTGCCGAGCGCGACGCCGCCTGACGTGTTGACGTTGACCAGCGTGAAGCTGTTGGCCGGCGAGCCGACGCCGCTGATCTGGTGCTTGCCGTTGGCGTTGACGGTGCCGGTGCCGGTCGCGTTGAAAATCTCAACCGTCATCTCGTTGGTGAACTTGCCGATGTCGGCGGCAGCGACAGTGACGACCGCCGGGTTGGCGCTTGAGATGGAGACGACGTTGATCGCCGGCGTCGCGCTCAGACCCGTGGTCTGCGCGGCGGTCGCGGTCGAGCAGTCGGTGGCGTTGAGCGTGAAGGTGCCGATGCCGGCGTTGACGGTGCCGACCGTCTTGATGCCGTTGGCGACGGTCAGGCCGGTGCCGGTGGCACCCTGTATCAGCACTTTCATGCCGGTGGTGAACTTGGAGATGTCGGCGAGCGCCACGGTGACGGTCGCCGGATTCGTCTTGTCGAGCTTGGTGACGATGACGGCGTCGATCAGCGCGCTCTCGTTCCACAGCACCGGGTTGTTGACGGCCGAGAAGTAGAGGTATTTGCCGCTGACCGAGTAGACCTTCGATTGATAGGTGCGGATGTAGTAGCCCTTGCCGGAACCCTCGGTCTCAAACCCGTCGTAGTAGTGCGGGTTCTTTGCCTTGGCGTCCGCGCCGGAGGCTTGGTAGCCGACGAAGTACACCTTGCCGTCGAAGGTGTCGTAGTCCATCTGCTGAAGGTCGGCGGCCGCGTTGGGCAGCCTCTGGTACTTCAGCGTGGTGCCGGGAACGCCGAGCGCCGGCGGCGTCGTGGTGACGTTGCGGGTGAAGGCGTAAAGCGTCGCCTCGGTCGAGGCGAGGCCGAAGGTGCCGGCAAGCAGATTGGAGCCGAGCTTGACGAAGGCGCGGCGCTTCTCGATCTCGCCACCGGGATTGATGACGGCGTTCTTCAGCCTGACAAGCGTTCCGCCCGGCGCGGTAAGCGGAGACTTGCGAAGGTCAAGTCCAGCGGCGAAGTTGTCAACGACTTCATAGGCCATGACAACCTCAAGCGTTGATGCCGGTGTGCTTCATGATGATGTTGCGCGGCGACCCTGCCCCGAACGTCGAAACCTTGTTCTTCGCCGAGACTTGGTTGCCGAGCAGCTTGGTCAGATGGCGCTGCGCCTTCTGGAGCTTGTTCGCGGCGTCCTCGGCCTTCGATCTGGCGAGCAGCTCGCTTGCTGCGAAGAGGATGATGCACGTCGCGTCGAGCGTGCATTTGTCGGCGTCGGCGACAAAGGCGTTCAGCTCGCGGTTGCCCTTGAAGCGGAGGTAGGTCGCCGTCTTCGGCGTCGGCCAGATGCGGAACTTCGCCGCCGCTGCGCCGGGCGCGCCGGCGGCCTCCCAGCACAGCACCGGGTCGCTCTGCTCGCTGTTGACGCCGGTGACCGGGACGATCTTCTCCTCGCTGATGCCGTAGGCGACCGGCGTCCATTTGCCGGTCGCCGACGCCGGCGCGGAGTAGGCCTCGCGTATCGCGTCGAACTGGAGGTTGACGCTGTAGTCGTAGAGGAAGGTGCCGGGCGTCAGCGCCCGGTCGTCGCGGAGCGTCATCTCAGGCCAGATGAAGGCCGTCCACAGCTCCTCCTGCGTGCGCCGCAGGATGTACTTGAGCGTGTCGACGGTGTTGACCCCTTGCGCCACGGCGAGGCTGTGACCAGCCTCGGCGCGGAGGTTCTTGGTCATCTCCAGCAGGGTCTGGACGCGGGCCATCTTATCTCGCTTTCCGGGCGGCGACGTTGGCGGCGACCGCCTTTTCGGGGTCGTACTCCTCCGGCGTCTTTTCGTGCATCATGGTGATCGGGTTCTTCCAGACGAGGTCGAACGGCAGCCGTGCCTGCGGTGCCTCCATCTCGGCCGGCAGGCGCTTGCCGCCGAACACCTCACTGACTTTCTCCTCGCCGTACTTGTGGACCAGGCGGTCGCGCTCGGAACGCGGGTCCTGGTCGACCTTGACGAAGGGTTCGACGGCGGTGACGGCGTCGATGCCGTGAACGTGCTGGAGCACCATGACCTCCGGCCATGAGACAGGTGCATAGTGATCGGCGAAGTAGACGTTATCGGCGTCGCCGCCGATGGAGATCATTGCTCGGCAGAAGTGCATAGGTCGCTCCTCAAGAAACGGGGCGGCCGGGATGGCCGCCCCGGTAGTAAATCACGCGATGTCGATGACCAGCGAAGAGTTGAACTGCTTGCCAACGAGCTGGCAAGTGCTGGTGACCGAGCGGTACATCAGGAACTTGTCGTGCGGACGCGCAGGCGTGTGCTTGTGCATCCACTCGTCTTCCATTGCCTGGATGCCGACCTTCTTGGTGTCGATCCAGTAACCGCGCTTGCTGAGACCGAGGTCGTCAAGCGTCGGATCGTAGATGACCTCCGAACCGGCGAAGAACATCTCGCCGATGCTGCCGTCCTGCGTCTTGGTGAAGCCGGTCATGCTGTACGAACCATTCGCACGCATTTCCTTTTCCATCGCGCCGAGGAAGTCAGACCCCACCACGAACAGGTCAGGCTTGCCGCCGTAGCGGGTCAACTGGCGCAGCTCGTACTGGAGTATCTGGAGCAGAGCGCCGCCATCGGCGACGCTGGAGGTAACGGCACCGCCGCCCCATGCGGCGAGTGCAGGGGTCGTGCCGACCGCCACGCCGAAGGCTGCCGTGCGCGCACGGTTCCGCCACCAGGTGTAGGCCGCGTTCGCCCGGTCGAGGCCGCCGACGACGCCAACCGAGGGGTTGTCCGCCACCAGAAGCTTGAGGCCGGCAAGCGCCTTCGCGTCGGCGACACCGTCGCCGTAGAGGAGCTTGTTGAAGTCCCTCGCGTACTTCTCGCCGAGGTCGAACAGCTTGTCCTCAAGCAGGCCGACAAGGACGGTCATTTCGCGACGGCTGTGCTCGGTCGTGCGCTCACCGTTGGAACCGGGGTCGACAACGGAGATGCCGTCGATCTTCAGCTCGGTGTGGGTGATCTCAAGGCCGAGGTGGTGCTCGCGCCACGGGTAGGCGGCGCGCTTGATGTTAGCGGGCGTGTAGAACGCGACGCTGTCGTTGTGAGTGTAGCCCTTCAGGACATCGTTGGTGCCGCTGCCGTCACCGAACGCGCCCGAAACCGCTACGCTGATGTTACCCTTGCCACCGGGGAAGAACTTCTTCCGGGCGACGAGCTTGTCCATCAGCGGGCGCTTCTGGAGGGTCTGCCTCCACTGGTCGCCCTTGTCGAGATAGAAGTCCAACGACGCGTTAGCGATGTTGGTGACTTCGCCTGCCGTAAAGGCCATTTCAATTTACCCCTTCAGGGGTGCGCGCCGTTTCGTGAATTTGCCAATCCTTGAAGAGCCGCTTCCATGAGCGTCTTCGGTTCGGCGCGCACCGTGTGGGTTGATCCATTGCCGTTCGGTATCTTGGACGTGGGCGTCGGGTTCGGCCGTTGCTTGCGGATCGTGGCGTTCACCTCGGCGTAGGCGGCCTTGGTGATCTCCAAGGCCTCCTCGACGCTGGCGATTGTGCCACCTCGCTCGAACAGCATTGCCTGCGCGGTCCTTCGAACAGCGCCCTGTTTAGCCTTGTAGTCGGGATCGCTCGCGGCCATCCGGCTCTCCAACGCAGCGACAGAGGTCTCCACACGGTTCTGCGTCGCGACGAGATTGTTGCGGGCGCTGGCCTCCTCGGCCGTCTCCCGCTGCATCTCGCCGCGCTTCATATCCATGCGCGTCCTGGCAAACTCCTTGGCCGTCGCTTCGGTCATCTCCCCCTTCTGCACCCGCTCCCGAAGGTCTTTCGGGATGGCGTGGCCCAGATATTCCTGGGCGGTGCGGACATAGGG